GACTGCTTTCCGTCGCGGTCTGGCTGGCATCGTAGCCATCTCCCTTGTAAAGGAGGGCGGCGATGAAGTGACGGGCGCTGAGCTTACTCTTGCCCAGCCCGTGAATCCCAACGAAGCCCTTTGGATTTACCCGCAGGGTTCTGAGGCTACGCTGAGTATCGATGAGTTCTCGAGCATGCGGTTCTACGTGAACCAAGAAGGCGACTTTGATTACACTCCTGAGCTTGTGGTGAAGTACAAGAGCGGTGTCAAGTATGTTGTTAAGGATTGGCTTCTCGACCCTCAAAATTTGGACGAAGCCAAGAGTCTTCTCGAGTCTTTGGAGAATCGGTTTGTAGATGCCATCACCGAGGCTTCTCAGAGCCCTTGGCCTGACACCACTGTTATGGTGGAAGGTTCTTACGGCCTTGACTTTGTTCAGGTTATTCCGGAAGATGGACGAATGGAGTTGCCCGGCGGCGGCATCCGACGTTAATCGGTCAAACACCTTACGATAAAGAAAGAGCCACCTTCGGGTGGCTTTTTTTTTGGACCTTCGAGTCATGAAGAGATGGCTCCTACTGCTCTGGTTCCCAACGGCTTCGTACGCGCAGTGCGACTTGGCCATCACTGGCGTCGATTTGGTTTCGGGCACCGTTACTGTGACGTTCAACAACACCACCAACTGCGGTGGCACGGGCGGTCCCGACGGTGTGTCGGAGATTCAGTTTGGCTTCCAAGCTTTGGACGGGGACTGCAACGCCATGAACGTGGGGTGGGACTTCCCTACTGGGCTTTCTATCCCCGACGACAACAACCATCCCGGATGGATATACTCGTCTACGAGTACCGAATCTTTCAGCAACTGGACCAACCTGTACGACGAGTCTGTAGACCCGCCATACTATGCCGGCGAGGTCGTGGACTTCCCGATATACAACGTGTATCAATCTACTGACGGTGGCGTCTGGTATCAGATGGAAGACCTGCTGGCGTACTGGATTGACGAGGGGTACAGCATTCAGGTCGTCATTTGGCAGATTAGCTATGGCCCAACCATGTATGCTGCCGACGGGGGCTGGGCTGAGGTCGGCGCCAATGGTGATGGCACGTCGTGGGGTAGCGGGCTGTATGAGGACGGGAACTTTCTCGACAACTGGTACATCATCGGCCCGTGCGGGGAGTGCGTTCCAGAAGTGGTCACCGATACGGTTGAGGTGTTTGTCACTGATACTATCGTCATCACAGAGCTTGATACTGTAGAGACCCTAGTCACAGATACGGTTGTGCAGTACGACACAACATACGTGCAGCTCCCTCCAGATACGGTTGTTGTTATTGATACGCTGCCTGTCCCCATCTACTGGTATTTCTACGATACTACGTACATCGAGCTCCCGCCCGATACGTTGGTGCTGTGGGACACGGTCTATGTGACGCTTTTAGACACCATTATCGTCGAAGTAGATTGCGAGACGGGTGAGGAGTGCCTTGAGGTTATTGAGTGTCCCATTTACGCTCCTAACGCCTTTACGCCTGACGGCGATGGTGTCAACGACACATGGTTTGTGGATGCGCCAGAGGACTGCTGGGACAACGTGAACGTCAAGGTCTACTCACGGTGGGGCGATTTGGTATGGAAGTCCATCTCTTTCGGCGAGCGTTGGGATGGTGGTTACGATGTGGCATATGTGCGTGACGACGTGTACACCTACCACTTTATCGCTCGCAATACGTACACCAATCAGTGGGTTGAAAGGACTGGCCATGTAGTGGTATTGAGATGATTATCTTTAGAGGATGATTAACTCGGTCCGTCAAACGGTATTGTCGGTTCTCAACAAGAACAACTACGGATACATTTCCCCTTCGGACTTCAACCTGTATGCCAAGCAGGCCCAGCTCGAAATCTTCGACGGCTACTTCAAGGAGCTCAACCAAGTCATCAACGCGGAGAACGCCCGCATGTCGGGCACGGAGTATGCGGACCTCAACAAGGGTGTCCGTGAAGCCATCGACATCTTCTCTCGCACGGATGACCTCGCCCTCGTTGCCGACAACACTTTCCGGGTTCCGACCCCTGCGACTACGGGAGACGACTACTTCCTCATCAACAAGGTTTTGGCGAATGGCGTTGAGGCGGAGCGCGTCACGCACGGAAAGATTACCCTTTTGAACAGCAGCCTTCTTACGGCCCCTTCGGTGCAGTACCCGGCATATACTCTGGAGGGAGACCTACTGACTTTGTTTCCGAACACCATCGACACGCAGGGCGATGTGTCTGCGCAGTACATCCGCTATCCCTTCGACCCGCAGTGGACGTACGTGACTCTGGCCAACGGGGAGCCTGTGTTCAACCAAAGCGCCACGGACTACCAAGACTTTGAGCTGCCCATCGAAGACGAGCCACGGCTCGTGTACCGCATTTTGCAGATGGCTGGCATGAGCATCCGCGAGGGGGATGTGTACCAATACGCTAACGCCGAGGAAGCCCAGAACTGATGCCATATCTAGCCAACGATTACGTCTATTACGAGAACGACGGTAACGGACCTGAAGATGCCAACTGGGGCAGCTATCAGTACGTTACGTTGCAGGACATCGTAACCAACTTCCAGCTCATGTACATGGGCAACCACTCCTTGGTCAACAATGAGGAGCGGTACAAGGTCTTGTTCCACGCCAAGCGTGCCATCCAAGAGTTGAACTACGATGCGTTTAAGGAGGTCAAGGTTTTGGAGCTCAACGTCTGCGACCAGCTCCGATTCGTGCTTCCCCCCGACTATGTCAACTGGGTGCGTATAAGCATGTACAAGGACGGTTTGCTTCGACCGTTAACGGAGAACATCCAGACGAACTTCAGTTCTGCGTACCTGCAAGACAACGAGTGTCGCATCCTCTTCGACGAGCAGGGAAACATCTTGCGCCCACAGAACTCGACCATTGACTACGAGCGCATCAAGAATACCAAGAAGAGCATCTACCTAAACAAGCACAACCGTTTCGACGGGCAGTTTGGGTACGAGTTTGAGGGCCATTGGTATTTCGACTACGACATCGGCGCTCGGTATGGCTTGAATACGGAGACGGCGAATCAGAACCCGACGTTCAGCATCGACCGCAAGGGTGGCGTCATCAACTTCAGCAGCGACATCGCCGACGAGCTTGTCATCCTCGAGTATGTCAGCGACGGTATGGAGGCTGGCGACAACTCAGCCATTACGGTCAACAAGCTTTTCGAGGAGTACGTCTACGCGTACATCAACTACTCTATCCTTGACGCCAAGCTGGGCGTACAGGAGTATATCGTGAACCGCGCTCGTAAGAAGAAGAACGCCTTGTTGCGCAACGCCAAGATTCGCATCAGCAACATCCACCCGGGACGTTTGCTTATGAACCTGCGCGGTCGCCACAAGTGGATTAAGTAATGGCAAATCTGGTAAGGAACTTCATCAAGGGCCGGATGAACAAGAGCGTCGACGAGCGCCTTGTTCCGAACGGAGAGTATATCCATGCTGAGAACATCCGCATGGGTTCCACCGAGGACTCCGAGATTGGTGCCGTAGAAAACAGCAAGGGCAACACCCAGCTCACTACATTGGTGTACCCACCTACGGGCACGGCTTTGAGCGACAACGCCACCTGCCTTGGTGCGTATAGCGATGGCGCCAACGAGACCATGTACTGGTTCGTGCATGACCCTTCGTTTGTTGATGGTGCCTACTCTGGCGTCCTCGACCTTATCGTGTCTTACAACATGCGCAGCGACCTGCTGACGTACCATGTGGTGAGCACGAGTGCGCTCAGTTTCGACCCTCAGCATCTGATTACTGGCGTCAATTTGGTTGACGACCTGCTGTTCTTTACCGACGACATCAACCCTCCCCGCCGAATCAATATCGGTCAGGCGTACCCTGAGCCTGTGGCGTTCGTTGACGACTCTCTGCTGGAGGAAGACATCCTCGTCATCAAGCGCCCACCCTTGGAGGCTCCTAACGTGGAAGCGGTTGACGTGGTGTCAAGGGAGGACTACATGGAGGACAGGTTCCTGTGCTTTGGGTATCGTTGGGAATATGCCAACAACGAGTACTCTGCCACCTCTCTTTTCAGTGCTCCCGTTTTTGAGAGCAAGCCCTTTGCTTTTACGAACGAGTCGTACCTCAACGAGGGCATGGTCAACTCGGTGCAGGTATGCAATGTAACTGTGAGCACTGGCAGTCGACTGGTTAAGGGCATCGACATTCTGTTCAAGGAGATGGATGATAGTATCATCCGTGTAATTGAAAAGGTAGACAAGGCTGAATCGTCTTTGGCTGACGATGTGGCCTACACCATTCAGTTCAGCAAGCAGAAGATTTTCACCATTCTTCCTGAGAGCGAGATTCTGCGCCTGTACGACAACGTGCCTCGACTGGCTAAGGCCCAGACCCTAATGGGCAACCGCATTGTGTACGGCAACTATCTCGAGGGATACAACCTGCTCAACCGAAATGGGCTTGGCGTAAAGTTTGGGTTTAACGCCACTCTTGTTCAGACGCCACTGGATGCGGAGACCGATAATGCCCAACCCACATTCTCAGCTCCCAGCCTCCACAGCAATCGCGTGTATGAGATTGGTATCGTGTATATGGACGACTACGGTCGTTCGAGCACTGCCCTTGTAGCGCCGAACAACAAGGTTGAGCTTGAGTGCGGAGACTCCATTTTCCAGAATCAGATTCGCGTTACCATCCCGCCTCTGATGCTGGCCCCTGAATGGGCCACTCGGTATAAGTTCGTCATCAAGTCTGACGCCGACCTGTATGAGACCATCTACACCAATCAGTTTACTGAGTTTGGTGACGACGTCTACTTTCTCCTTGAAGGCGAGAACGCAGCCAAGGTTGAGAAGGGGGACAGGTATATTGTAAAAAGAGACTCTGCTGGCGCGGTCACTTCCTGCACATACGCTGAGGTGCTGGAAAAGAAAGCATTTGCAGTGGGTGAGCTTGACGATACCGAAGACATTCCCGTTCCTGCTATTGCTGGCACGTACATGAAGATGAAGCCAGATTTTGCGTACGGCCCGGCGCAGAACTCTGATGGACTCACTCTTCAAAACACAGCTCCCGGCGAGCAATCGGCGGGCACCAACGGGGGCTCGGACCAGAGGACGGAGAACGGTGAATCCAACCCCGGAGACTACCCTGTTCTCGTATACAAGTTCAACGACAAGACCGATGATGCCCTGAATCCTGTAGCCGCAGGAAGTCGCATCCGTCTTACGTTTAGCCTTACCCGTCAGGGTCGCGGCGACGGAACGGGTGGCTGCGAAAAACTGACTCTCGACTTCGACCACACTTGGGAGGTCGAACAGGACTATGACGACATCATAGATTGGTTTTACGGAGACCCCGATGTGCAGGCCACCATCGAGGCAGCGGAAGGATTTACGGGAGACCCCAACGGAACACCTCCGGATATGACGGTCTTGCCTGAGTACACCGGAAGCAATACAGATAATTTTGGTGTTCCCGCTAATACGGGGACAGTCATGCTATGGACTGAC